TTTATGTTACAATGAAAAATAAGAACTTTCAATGTCTGGACTGTAAATGGCTGATTGACCTGTGGTGTGTACGGCGAAATGGTTCACACTGCTTATTCTGATGCCAAAGATTCATCTTCTCTGTATGAATCAATGAAGAAAGAACTGCAGATGTTCATTGATACAGATTTCGATGATGAAGAGAAACGTAGCGACTTTTATGAAGTCTTTGTAAATCGGTATTAAGAATAGCCGTAAGCCCTGTTTTTACTTGATATTGTTCGCTTAATGGTATAAAATCAGACATACGTAAATTCTGGGGAGTGTAAAATAGTTTGTGTAAATCGGTATTGCATGAATCTACTTTATGCCCCATACTGGGGTAAACAAAGATAAGGACGGTAACAGAATGGCAAAGTGTAAAACTCCACCAACTACCCCAGGCGAGCAGATTGCTCAGCAAATCCTCAACAACTACGACATCAAGAGCGCGGAAGACGTACAGGACGTCCTGAAGCAGATTTTTGGCCCCATTTTTGAGTCCATGCTCAAAGGTGAGATGGAAAATCATCTCGGCCATAAGAAGCATGAGCGCTCCGAAGACGGTGACAATGTCCGGAACGGCTATTCATCCAAGACGCTCAAGACCTCTCTGGGCGAGGTTCCTATCCGCGTCCCTAGGGATCGCCAGAGTACGTTTGAACCGCAGATCATCAAGAAGCACCAGCGCGACGTTTCGTCCATCGAGGGCAAGGTACTGGCGATGTATGCCCGTGGCATGAGCCAACGCGACATCGCTGCAACCATCGAAGACATCTACGGCTTCCAGATGTCACATGAACAGATCTCCACCATCACAGGCTGCGTCATGGAAGAGGTCGAGGCATGGCGGAATCGTCCGCTCCAGTCGTTCTATCCATTTGCTTTCGTCGACTGCATCTACGTATCGCTGCGCACGGAGTATGGCGTCCAGCAGGTGGCCGTCTATGTCATGCTTGCCTATGACGTCAACGGCTGCAAGGATGTCCTTGGCCTCTGGATCAACGAGACGGAGAGCAAGCATGCCTGGATGCAGATCTTCGACGAGCTGCGGGCTCGCGGCGTTAAGGATCTTGGCATCCTGTCCATGGATGGCGTGAGCGGATTGGAGGAAGGCGCCAAGGCTGTATTCCCGCATGCCACGGTTCAGCGCTGCATCGTACACCTCATCCGCAATTCCATCCGCTACATCCCACGCAAGCAGTGGAGTGCATTCACGAAGCAGCTGAAGCTCATCTATGGTGCCATCAACGTCAAGCAGGCCCGTCAGGAATTCGAGAAGTTCAAGACCGACTGGCAGGCTTATCCAGGCGCGGTCAGCGTATGGGAAAACAATTTCTCACACGTCGAGCAGCTCTATAACTATGGCAGTGCCGTGCGCAAGATCATGTACACGACCAATGCCATCGAGAGCGTCAACTCTAGCTTCCGCAAGGTGACCAAGAAAGGCGCTTTCCCCAACGAGGATGCAGTCTTCAAGATTTTCTACCTACGCATCCAAGAGCTCTATAAAAAATGGAAGGGTCGTCACGTCGCAAACTGGGCGATGGTCCGGAACCAGCTGCTCATGGACGACAGGATGTCTCAGCTTATGCAGCAATACGATGTTGCTTATTGAATCGATTTACACAAAACTCTTGACACACCCAAATTCTGGAGATAAGTAATCATGGAATATATGACGGTTAAGGAAGCTTCTAAGAAGTGGAATATTACTATGCGACGTATTCAAGTGTTATGCAGCGAAGGAAGAATTGAAGGCGCTTTTCGTTTCAGTAGAGTGTGGGCAATTCCGATTGATGCACTTAAACCTATCGATGCAAGAATACATTCAGGAAAATATATAAAAGCCAATAAATAAAGAAAGTAGAGTTGTTCATATGGATAAGAAAAAAACTGCGATTTCATTGTTTTCAGGTGCGGGAGGAATGGATGTTGGCTTTGAAAAAGCGGGAATCCAAGTTCTTGTTGCAAACGAAATTATGCCAGAAGCATCAGAAACTTATAAAGCCAATCATCAGGAAAGCAGAATGATTAATGATGACATCAACAATGTCATTAATGAGCTTGATAAGTATTCTGGAGTAGATTTTGTTTTTGGGGGGCCGCCTTGCCAAGGGTTTTCTGTAGCGGGTAAAATGGACCCTGATGATAGTCGAAGTAAATTGATTTTTACATTTCTGGATGTTATAAAAAAAGTACGGCCCAAGGCATTCGTGATGGAAAATGTAAAAGCTTTGGCAAAGTTAGAAAAGTGGGGGGACGTCAGAAAACGATATTTAGATACAGCCGCAATGTTAGGCTACCAATGCTTACCCTTTGTTTTGAATGCAACTGAGTTTAATGTTTCGCAAAAAAGGGAACGTGTATTTTTTGTTGGGGTTAGGGATAATTCAGACATCTTTTTCGAGTACCATATGAATGAGCTTTTAGATGAGGAAAAGAAAAAAGCCCCTATCATTAGAGACTTATTAAAAGATTTAGGAAAGGCTGGTACGGATAAAAACCCAAATACATGTACGGCCAAAATTACATTCGCAACTCATCCAATTATGAGAAAATCACCATATGCAGGGATGTACTTCAATGGCCAGGGAAGACCAATCAATATCGATGGATATGCAAATACGCTGCCAGCTTCTATGGGAGGAAACAAAACTCCTTTTGTAGATGAAGAATATTTGTACGGAAAGGCTGATGAAGACTGGGTAGTAAAATATCATAAAGGATTACTTGATGGATCAATAACTCCCCAATTCGAAGAAGCTCCAAAACGATTACGTCGTTTGACAATCAATGAAGCTATCCGTATACAGACTTTCCCTGATGACTATATCTTTTGTGGAAATAAAGGGAAAATATATACACAAATTGGTAATGCTGTACCTTGCAATCTAGCCGAGGCTGTAGCTAAAGCTACATTGAAGTACATGGAGGAGTATGAGTAAGGAACTCATATTCCTCCATCTTTATTAGTCAAATATGCTTCAACCCAAAAATTTGTTGACCTAAGGCGTCTAGGTATGCGATGACTTCTTCTTTGAATTTAGTGTCATGCGCAACTTTTAAAATGAACTTCATAAATTCTTTAGTGTCTGGTTCGGCGATACAGTTCAGTAAGCTAGAAAAGAATTCGTTATAGGGTACTACACGTAAGAAAAAATTTTTACTTAGATATTCTTGCTGAATATCATTAATGAAATCTGATTCAGGACATGCTCGAGGACCAAAAATAAATAACATATGATTTCCGCCTGCAGTAATAACTTTATCTGCAGCATGTCGAACATCTGGTTCAGAGAAATTTTTATCTTTTAATTCGTTAGAAGAAATTAACTCATTATCGACGTAGATATCTAAATCGCTGACTTCTCGTCCTGACGCACCGCTTTGATTGACGGGATGGACTTCGACTCTTGCACCAGGACGGTCTTTATAAATTAAATGATACGTTCCTGCAACCATTAAAGTAAGAATTTCACCTTCGAAGCTTTCTTTCAGCGCTTTTATGATGTATGTCCATAACAAAGCTGGGGTATTCGAAGTTTCACGTACATAGAAATTCAAAGATTTTTTTTGTGCATCTCGTAATTTGATTAATTTACAGAGTAAGTACACCAAACAATCAAACGCATCTTGTGATGTTTTTATTGTAGGTAAATTATCACATAATGCATTTAATATATTTTGGTCATTTCCTCTGCGAACTGCGTTGGTTTTGCTTAGTTCAGGGAACCGGGCCGGTTTGTTTAAAAAAGGTTCATTAGAGCCACCCATCGCTTTTTTTAAGACTTCCATCTCAAAAGGCACAATTACTTTATGACAAATTGTTCTTGCGTCATAGGCTCCTGGAAGCGTTGATTTCTTTTGAAGACAAAGAGGATTTATTTTTTCATCAGTAGCTTTAGATAAAAGAGCTGTAAACAGTACATATTTATAAGTCAGATGGGTGTTGTCAATAACATAATCAATTAATTCTTCATGTGTACAAGTTGACTCTGGATTATAACTCGCAACAGCATATGCTTTTTTTAGTATTTTTTCTGCTTCTTCTCGCATTCCCATAATTAATCATTCCTTTTAAATAGATGAAATCCTTTTTTTGTAAATCCCATGTCCAAAGCCCGGTAAAGAAACCGGGCAGCAATGGAGGAGTAGGGCTTCCACTTTTTACATTTCTTTTCTATGGATGCTCTCGACACATCTTCTGTTTTATAAAGCCATTTGTAGCTTTGTAAAAAAGCAACGTCTTCGAATGGCAGGATATCCTGTCTGTCCAAGACGAAGATCAAATACATCTTTGCAGTCCAAGTACCAATGCCGCGAAGACTGACTAATTCTTTGAGCGCAGCTTCATCTGTCATATCAGGAAACTTCGTAAAATCAAGTTCTCCTGTCAAGACGGCTGAAGCTGCGCTTTTTATATAGTTAGCCTTCGCAGTAGAAGTACCGATTGCCTTGATTTCCTCAACGGAGAGCTTTGAAATAGACTCCGGGGTTATCTGACCAGCACATAATTCTTCAAACCGCCCATAGATTTTGGCTCCGGCTTTTATCGACAGCATCTGCTCGATGATTTCATGGATCAGAAAAGGAAAGGGATTATCAGTGTGTGGTTCATAGGTAATCGGGCCAACCATGCTGATGACTTTTGTCAGTCGTTTATCTTTTTTGCATAAATATTGGACAGAAGGGCTGTCTTGATTCAAGGTGACGATAGCGGCCATAGAAGCTCCTTGTGTACACACCGTCTGTAAATTTTCTAAGCCGTGGTGTGTTTATATTGAGTTTCTTTAATTATAACACACTGAAACGACAGCTACTATAGGTACAGCACAGCCGTACTTATTATTTAGTATGAGTAATGAAAAATCGGATGCTCATCACGGGCATCCGTATTTTTTTCCTTCATAGTACTTAACGATAGCCGTTCTGTCCTATTACTCCTGAAGACCAAAATTTCAGGAGGTGTCCATCATGACGGACGAACAGAAACAACAGATTATTGTCCTGCGCCGGGATGGGGCGGGGTATGGAAGGATAGCGGCACAGCTCCAGATTTCTATCAACACGGTGAAGTCGTTCTGCCGGCGGCACAGTCTGGCTGCCAATACAGCAGGGGCAGTCTGTGAGCAGTGCGGAAAGCCGATTGAACAGAATCCGGGACGGAAGCGGAAACGGTTCTGCTGCGATGCCTGCCGGAATAAGTGGTGGAACGCACATCTGGAACTGGTGAAGCGGAAGGCAGTCTATACCTTCACCTGCCCGGCTTGTGGGAAAGAATTCACCGTCTACGGCAACAGCCATCGGAAGTTCTGCTCCCATGCCTGCTATATTGCTTATCGGTTTGAAGGTGTTCGCCATGGATAAAAGGTCATTTCAGAATGAAACAGCCTTCCAGGTGGTGATGCATCTGGCAAGGCGGATGCTGGCCGAAAAGCTCATCACCGGGAAGGAGTACCGGGACTTCGAACAGGAGATGATCCGCCGATATCAGCCGTTTTCCGGGGACTTATACACTTGATAATTGTATCAAACAGAGTGATATATAGTGTCGAAAGGAGCTGATTTGATGCGGACTATCCGTAAGATTGAACGAAGCATACCAAATTTAAGACAGCGCAAAAAAGTCGCAGCCTATGCCCGCGTATCCGTGGACTCGGAACGGATGCAGCATTCCCTATCGGCACAGGTCAGCTATTACAGCAGCCTCATACAGAAGAACCCGGAGTGGGAATACGCAGGAGTATATGCCGACTACGGGATTTCCGGGACGAGGATAAAGAAGCGGCAGGAATTCCAGCGGATGTTGGAAGATGCCGAAGCTGGGAAGATAGATATTATCTTGACCAAGTCTATTCAGCGTTTCGCCCGCAATACTCTGGATCTTCTGCGCACGGTACGCCATTTGAAAGAGATTGGCGTTGAAGTGTGGTTCGAAAAGGAAAATATCCATACTCTAAGCGGTGAAGGAGAACTGATGCTGACTATCCTGGCATCCTTTGCCCAGGAAGAAAGCCGTTCTATCAGTGACAATATCAAATGGCGATTCAAGAAGAAATTTGAACAGGGCATCCCGCATGCCAAGTTCTTTGTTTATGGCTATCGTTGGGAAGACGATAATCTGATTACCAATCCGTATGAAGCAAAAGTGGTTCAAAGAATCTTCGAGGATTATCTGAGCGGCAAGACCAGAAAAGATATCATACGAGAACTTAAAGCGGAAGGCATCCGTACCATGTATGGGAATTTCTTCAAAGACGCCAGCATCCGGCAGATTCTCACGAATCCTGTCTATACTGGTCTTCTCGAAATTCAGAAAACATTTGTGGTTGATCCAATCAATAAGCATCAGATATATAATCATGGCGCAAAAGATAAATACGTGGTGGAACATCATCATGAGGCGATTATAGAGCCCGACGTGTTTGAACAGGTTCAGGTGGAGATGGCGCGGCGCAAACAGGATGGTCTCCAAAAGGGCGGTTATGCCAGAAAGTTTCTGAATACCTGCTGCTTTACCGGCGTAATCAAATGCGGAATCTGTGGGAAAAGCTATACGCATGTTGTCCGCAGATATAAAGGAAAGGTCAGTGAATACTGGGCTTGTGAATCGCACAAGGGCAAAGGAACGAACTGTGGCGCTCACGGTTCCATCCCAGAGCCAGCGTTAAAGGAAGCCTGTGCATCCGTCCTTGGGACTGAAGACTTCGAAGAACAGGAATTCCTGCAAAAGGTGGCAAAGATTGTGGTTCCGGCTTATAAAAAGCTAATATTCTATATGACCGATGGCCGGGTAATAGAAATGAATTGGGAATCTACAGCATTGAAGGACTGCTGGACTGAAGAATTGAAGAAAAAGCAGAGAAATTGGATGACGCGATACCGACAGGACGGTGGAGCTGGCCGCTTTACGGTTTTCTCAGGACGTATCCGGTGCCCAAGATGCGGGGTAACGTTCATCCGCACCTTGGATAAGCGTAAGGACGGGGCTGTCCCATACTGGCGGGTTCGAGGCAGACATAAATGTATACACAGAACAGGTATCAAGGAGGATACCTTGAAAAAGACAGCAGCATCCATCCTTGGGATTCCCGAATTTGATGCGGAAGTGTTCAAAACCAAAATAAAAGATATCGAGATTCAGGAGGACGGAAGCCTGTTGTTCAGATTCCTGGACGGTCATACTGAAGGAGTGGATTTACTATGAGGGTAGTTCAAAGAATACCAGCAACGATTCGAAACTTTAAAGCAAAGCCACTTGATACTCAACAAAAACGACGGGTCGCCGGCTATGCCCGTGTATCAACAGACCATGATGACCAGATTACCAGCTATGAAGCGCAGGTAGACTATTATACTCATTATATTAAGGGGCGGGATGATTGGGAATTTGTCGGCATATATACCGATGAAGGCATCTCAGCCACCAATACCCGCCACCGTGAAGGGTTCAAGCAGATGGTCAAGGATGCCCTGGACGGAAAAATCGACCTCATCGTCACGAAGTCTGTCAGCCGCTTCGCCAGAAATACGGTAGACAGCCTGACGACGGTACGCAAGCTCAAGGATAAGGGCATCGAGATATATTTTGAGAAAGAAAACATCTGGACGCTTGACGCCAAGGGCGAACTACTCATCACCATTATGAGTTCCCTGGCACAGGAAGAAAGCCGGAGCATCTCGGAAAACGTTACATGGGGGCATCGGAAACGGTTCGCTGATGGCAAGGTCAGCGTGGGATTTAGCCATTTCCTAGGATATGACCGTGGGCCGGACGGCAATTTGGTTGTCAATAGGGAACAGGCAAGGGTAGTGAAGTTGATTTACAGGTTGTATCTTAGCGGCTATACGTTTCACTCCATAGCCAGTGATTTGACGGAACGGGGTATTAAAACTCCTGCAGGGTGTGATGTATGGAGTCCAAGCACTGTCAGAAGTATTCTTACGAATGAGAAGTATAAAGGCGATGCGCTTCTCCAAAAACGCTATACGGTGGATTTCCTGACCAAAAAAACAAAAGCAAATCAGGGCGAGGTGCCACAGTACTATGTGGAAAATGATCATGAAGCCATCATCAGTCCACAGGTATTTGACTTAGTGCAGGAAGAAATAAAAAAACGTGGACATGGCGGCAAGCGGCACAGCGGGGTCAGTATCTTCTCGTCGAAAATAAAATGTGGCGACTGCGGCAGCTGGTATGGAGCCAAAGTCTGGCATTCCAACGACAAGTACCGCAGAACTATCTACCGCTGCAATGATAAATTCAAGCATCATTGCAAAACGCCGCACCTTACCGAAGAAGATATTAAAACCATTTTTGTAAAAGCCGTGAATAAGTTCATTGGAAATAAGGATGAAATTATTTCCAATATACAGATGATACGGGAACAACTGTGCGATACGGCGAATCTTGAAAGCGAGCAGGAACGACTGAATCAGGATCTGATTACACTTACCGATATGACGGAAAATTGTATTGCTGAAAATGCACGGGTTTCCCAAGACCAGACGGAATACCAGGAACGCTATAACAGCCTCGTCAGCCGGTATGATAAGACAAAGGAACAATACGAAGCGGTTACTGCAAAAATCCAGGGCAGACGATTACGAAATGAGCAGTTAGGAGTATTCATCAATAATCTTAAGAACCAGGACTTGATAGGAGAATTTGATGAACGATTATGGTGCAGTTTGCTTGACTATATTATGGTTTATGGAAAAGATGATGTTAGAGTGACGTTTAAGGATGGGACGGAAATAAGTGTGTAAAAGATGCTGTAATGGCAAAATGGCTTCATAGATTTTCTTGAAAGTTACTTATATTATGGTAATATTTCAACAGTAAAATGTTAATTCCTTGACAAAAAAATGATAGTAGTCTACACTAATATTAGTCCTATTACGGACCAATATTAGTGTAGAAAGGACATTATTATGGAGTGGATTTTTTTGTTTTCTGCAGTTATTTTAGAAATTATCGCAACGACTCTGCTAAAAATATCAGATGGTTTTACCAAATTATTACCGACTATAGGCACATTTTCAGGATATATTATGTGCTTTTATTTTTTCTCATTGGCATTGAAAAAGATAGATATGGGTGTGGCATATGCTATATGGGGAGCAACCGGAATTACAGTAATAGCTATAATCGGAATTGTATTTTTTCATGAAGCTGTTACCGTACTTAAAGTAGTATCTATATTTTTCATAGTGGTAGGCGTTATAGGAGTAAACTTGAGTCGAATGGGGTAGTGATGTATTAAGATGTAAAGTGAGGTCGAATAAAACATGGATAATAAAGAGAAAATTATTGAACAGATAGATAGCTATTATAATTCATGATTTAAAATGAATAGTATATATCATGATTGGGCGAAAAGACATAGCATAGATGATACTATGTTGTTTGTCTTATATGTAATAAAAAATTCAATACCATACTGCACACAAAGTCAGATATGTAATACATTGTTTTTACCCAAACAAACAATTTCTCAAATATTGTCCAAATTGGAGAAACAAGGATATATCGAAAAAGAAATAAAGGCTGAAGATCGTAGAAATAAGATCATTAAATTTACTGAAAAAGGAAATTATTTTGCAATACCTATTCTTGAAGAATTAAAATTAGCAGAAATTGAGGTGTTTAGTGGAATTCCATATACGCATCGTGTAAATATAATTGAGAGCCTGGCAGTATTGACTCATGCATTAAGCAAGAGATTAAAATAAGCATTTCGTTATATTTATGCACGTAAAGTACAATAGAAAATGGTCTGTACCCTATTTTGCACACGGGGGTGTGCAAAATCCGGATTATCGTTGTATTGTATCAAATACAGGGTAGGATTGGACGTAATGACGTTGAGATTGATACAATGCCAAATGGCTGAAAGTGCCGTAGAATCAAGGCTTTTTGAGAACGACCGGATTTGACGGTCTTATTTTTTTGCCCGAAAACAGGAAAATGGCTGCACCCGGAATGATCAGATGCGGCCATTTTTGCATACAGTATTAACGATAGCTCGGAGGTATCGTTGCAAGGTTTAATGGTGTAACGATTGCATTTTGTGCATGCTCACCAGTCCTTTTTACATTCAGCACATATAGTGAAATATGCCTAAATTGCAATTCACTGTTATTCATATTTAATCATACGAAAAATATAATTATTCACAGAATATTTCTTGATATAATTAGGGTAATGTGGTATACTTGATGACAGTTGGAGGTGTCCCATGGATAACGATTATTATGATAAGTGGATAGGATTAGATGAAGCAGCAGACTACCTTGGCGTGAATAAAGATACTATTCGTAATTGGATACGAAAAAATAACGGTATACCAGCCAACAAAATTGGCAGGCAGTGGAAGTTTAAACGCTCCGAACTTGATAAATGGATAAAAAGTGGCAAGAGCGCCGTATCAGATGAGAATTAGTGTAATGTAAACTGCACAAACCAATAGTGTGCATCACTGCAGTATTCATCAGGGTTTCGTAGTATAATAAGTGCATGAGTATGGTGGAAAACAGCTCAAAACTCTTGCACACAGGTGATGTAACATGTATAAAACTCCTTCTAAACAACTTTCCTTTGAAGATTTTAATCACCCCTTGGGATTACAAATGGATCCGAACAACCGTTGGATCAAGAAAGCAGCATTCATCCCGTGGGATCTGGTAGAAAAGAAATACAAAAAACTGTTCAAAGGATTTAAAGGCCAGGTAGCAAAGCCTGCCAGAATGGCATTAGGTGCGTTGCTCATTCAAATTGAATACGGGTACTCGGATGAAGAAACCGTCGAACAAATCAAGGAAAATCCATATTTGCAATACTTCTGCGGTTTGCTGGGTTATGAATATAAAGCGCCGTTCAATGCGTCTGCCATGACACGGTTTCGTAAACGCCTGACGCCGAAACGATTGGAAGCCATCAACAATTTCATTATTCAACAGGCAGAAACTGCCAAACAAGCGCCGCAGCACACCGAAAAAGACACAGACAAGAAAGATGACTCTCATCATGATGATACGCCGCCGTCTACCTCCGACAAGGAAGGGTCGCTGATTGTGGATGCTACCTGTGCGCCATCTCGCATCAAATATCCCAGAGACATGGAATTGTTGAATGAAGGACGAGAAAAACTGGAACATATCATCACCGTGCTGCATACTCCTACTGATGGAAAGAAACCGCGGACCTATTGCCGGAAAGCCCGGAAGGACTATTTGAACATCGTCCGCTCCAAGAAAAACAAGACAAAGAAACTACGGCAGGGCATCCGTAAGCAATTGCAATATATTGCCAGAGATCAGCGCTATATCGCTAATCTGTTACAAGATGGCAGACAGCTGGCACCCAAGTATCAACAACAGTTACCCGTGATTCAACAGATGTATGCGCAGCAGAAGTACATGTATGATCATCAGATGCATCGCATCGAACACCGCATTGTAAACCTGCGGCAGCCATTTCTGCGGCCAATTGTGCGTGGCAAAGTCAAAGCGCCTGTGGAATTCGGTGCCAAGCTGGACATCAGCGTTGTGAACGGCATGGTACGGTTAGAACGACAGAGTTTTGAAACCTATAATGAAAGTACGTTGCTGCCACGAGAAATCGAACGGTACCATGAACGGTATGGTCATTATCCAGAACGGGTGTTGGCCGATAAGATTTACCGCAACCGTCTCAACCTGGCATATTGTAAAGAAAGAGGCATTCGGTTGTCGGGACCTGCCTTAGGACGGCCCAAGAAAGATGCTGTTAGAGATAAACGATTAGAATACAAAGACAATTGCGATCGCGTGGAAGTAGAACGAGCTTTCAGTTTAGCGAAACGTCGGTTTGGCCTTAGCCAAATCAGAACATATCTGAAAGAAACGACACAGAGTGTGATAGCGCTGTCTATTTTGGCACTGAACCTGAGAAAACTCCAGGCTATTCAGTGTACGCCAATTTTATTTTACCTACAGTTACTACTGTGGAAAGTAAAACGGGCCTTAAAATGGCTGCCGTGTCAAAAAGTGGTTTTTGCGCAGTAGACATTAGATAATAGATATATTGCCTAGCCAGCAAAATATATCACAACCGAAGGTCTTCTCATGGAATATATTATAGCAGAAATTATCAAAACAATAAAGGAATCCGATACCGCGATCATACGCGAAACAAAATTATTGCAGCTGTTTATGCGGATTTTCACAGAGGCACTGGTTTGTGCGTTAGAAATCATGGATACAGAATTGGTGGAACAGTACAAGAAACAAGGATATCAGATAGAACGGCGGGATCGCCGTACGATACAAGGACTATTCGGCACCGTTACCTATCAGCGCCGTCGCATACGGAAAGAGGGGCCGCGCGCGAAGGGATTTTATCCGTTAGATATCCAATTAGGGCTGAAAAAGTATCAGCGGTATACTGCCTTATTCATGAAACGAGTTGCAGAAGCAGCTACGGGCAGTGTGTATCGCACCACGGCGGATATTATCAACCGCTTGACTTTAACGAGCATCAGTCATCAAACGGTGGGAAACATCATAAAACAAGTCGGACGTGGGTATGCCGAGTGGGAACAGAGCCAAGAACACAAGAAGGCACATTCCGGCGCGACAGCACAGTGCCACCCGCCCCTGCTCTGCCTAGAAGGAGACGGGCTACTCGTAAAAGGACAAGGAGCCAAGCAGCAGGAGATACATCGGATACAGATTAGTGAAGGAAGTACGCGATGTGGTACGCGTACTATGTTGGTGCATCCCCATTACTTTGCATCGATGAATCATGGCGAGCTCGTCACGCAAGTGACGGCGTATCTGCAGAGCAAGTACGATCTGGCACACGTGGTAGTAGTGAGCAACAGTGATGGAGGCAGCGGGTATGGAAAAGACGTCTTTGGGAGCCTGGTTATCGGATGCAAGCAGCATGAACATGTGTTGGATCGGTATCATGTGAACCGCAAACTGAAAGAGCGGTTGTATTTCATAGACCCAGCGTTACAGGACGAGATACGCAACGCACTGCGAGAATACCGATGGGAACCGCTGCAGGTATTGCTGGATACGGCGGAATCACAAGCGGAAACCCCGGAGGAGATAGTGCATGTACAGAAGTTACGTCAGTATATAGTGCGGAACTGGGTTTCGTTAGCACCGCTGAAACTACGAAAGATCGCTGTGTCTGCGAGTGGCATCGGTACGTGTGAGAGTAACCACCGGATATACAGTTACCGGATGAAGAAACAAGGGCGTCATTGGAGTCGGACGGGAGGGACTGCGATGGTGAAAGTGATTACGGCCATACGAAACAAGGAATTAGATCAGGCGTTTGCCGACTGGACCAAGGGGTTTACCGCTCCAGTCAGCCGCACTTTCCGTGGGACGATGAGACGAGTCATGCGGAAGATTCCCTTTCAAACGCATGTAGGGATTCATCACGGACGCATTTGCAATAATGGCCCGTCCAGCAGTGCCATAGGGAAGTTAGCTAACAGTTTCTCAACGCCTGCATTTTTATAAAAAAACGATGTCGATGAGGCTAGCTATTATCTAGGTCAATACATTCACCGAGAACTTCTTGACACATACAATAAAACATATTGCTTTGCAAAAATATAAATCAGTGCCTTATAATATAAAAAGAATCCCTTTATGGGAGGTATTATGAATCAGACTGACGTGCCGGACCGGATATTAAAATATATATAGGAATATATTTTAAGTAAGGAGGGATATCATAGCTATGACTGCTAAAAAAAGCAATGAAAAAGGTAATAATATTCAAAAGCTGCGGATTAAGAAAAAATGGACACAAGAACAAGTTGCCCGCTCCATGGGTGTCAGGCGGGCATCTGTGTGCCGTTGGGAGACGGGCGTGATGCTGCCACGGGCAAGTAAGCTGCCTAAGTTGGCGCAGCTGCTGAACTGTAGTATTGACGAACTGTTAGAAGAAAAAAAATAGATGATATTCCCACGCATAGTATAATTGACGGTATTTTAAAACGAATATTCGCAGAGTAATCTGCGGATATTTTTTTATTTCAATTTTCGTCTGATTTCTGTAACAGTGCCAATGATTTTGATAGGGAGCTCCCGGGTTTCTTGGGATGTGTAAAAATGAGAAACACAGGAAGAAAAATTATATCCAATAATAAGTACTCCATCTTTTTCCTTTTGAACCTTGCGTACCGTGGCATTGCTGTGCCCGATAAAAACGATACAGAGGTCCGTGGCGGTGATGTCATTCTGATGACTGGCGATGATGACATCATTTTGGTGTAACTCTGGTTCCATACTGTTATCAGGCATGCGAAAGGCAAAATAATCTCTATGGATAGACTTTGCCCGGGAAATTTCTTCATAGCCGTCAATATCGGTAGCCACATGGATCGGGATATCGGAAGTAATCTGATGAAAAATGGGGATTTTTGTGCTTTTGCCAATCTTTGTTTCTATTATTTTCCGACCAAGGAGATAGTCAATTGTTACATGAAAATAGTCAGCTAATTGAATAAGTGAGGCCTGTGTGGGTTCGAATTGACCATTTTCATAGCGGGAATATGTTGCTTTTGTTACGTGCAGTAAATCAGCAACCAATTGCTGCGGAACCCCGCGTGCATGTCGTAGTTCTTTCAACTTATTCATCATATAGGATACCCTTCAAAAAATTTGTTACGTTTTAAGTACTAATATAACTATATGGTATATAAATAGCAACGTAAAAACAAGGAAAATATTGACATATAACTTATTATGTAATAACATTATGCTATAAGTTGCGCTCGTTGTCAAGGTAGTTGTCAGTAAACCCCTTGATGTATGTTTATCTATTTCAGCCGATTCTAGGCTGAATTTAGGACTCAGAATCTGAATCTTAAGCTCAGCTCAGAATCATGACTGATCAAACGATTTTTACTGCAGGCTCCGTTTCTGATGTCTGCGCCGGATTCAAGTATACCGAGTCCGGAAGTGTCCAATCGCGCGTGCTCCTTCCATTCCAACGCTCCGGATGCTGCTCTTTGACAAGTTCATACAAATCATGGCGTTTAGCAAGGATATCTGTTCCACGCCCCTCATGTAGGTCTGACGTATGCAGGAATTTTATTCCGGAATGGTGGTGTTCATATCTGTACCATCTGACAAATCCTGTAACCCATCTGCGCGCTTCTTCCAGTGATGCAAAGCCTTTGGGTTGATAATTGGGTCTATATTTCAAGGTCTTGAACAGGCTTTCGGCATAAGCATTATCATTGCTTACGCGCGGGCGGCTATTCGATGGGGTAATGCCAAGTTTGTAGAGCGTTTCCAGCATCGTGGCACCCTTCATAGGTGTTCCATTGTCAGAATGAAGTACGAGCGGCTGGGTTGTCAGTCTTTTCTGTTTCAGACAGATCCTGCGGATTAACTTACTGGCATGCTGCGTATCCTCTGTCTCCCAGACTTCCCAGCCGACAATATCTCGGTCATAGAGATCGGAAAACAGGTAAAGATAGTAGAACCGTCCTCTAATCGGACCGTTGAGATACGTAATATCCCACATCCAGACTTGATTCGGAGCTGTTGCTGCATAGGTGGCGATCGGACGATGATGCGGTGCATCAGAGCGCCCGCGGTGATTCTGCATCTTTTCCTCATGAAGCACACGGTAGAATGTCGACTCCGATGCAATGAATATGCCTTCATCGGCTAGTGCAGGGACAATTTCACAGGGAGGCATATCAGCGTATTTCGGGCTATTTATTGTATCAAGGATTTGCCGACGTTCATGGGCAGCAATCTTGTTTGCCGGCTCCGGGTGAATACAGGAAGGACGCATGTCTTCATAAGATCCAATGGACTCTTTTCGTTTTTTCCACCGGAAATACGTCCGGTCGCTAAGGCCGAGCTCATTGCAGGCATTGGAAAGTTCGGCGCCGGCAGATACTGCTTCATTGATCAGCATGACTGCATTCTCACGGTCTGAGGCGCTGATCATTCGTCCTCGTCTTCCCCCCAGATCGCACCGGCTTTTTTTCTTAGTACGAGCAAAGCCGCTGTTTCAGCCAGCGCTTTTTCTTTACGGTCAAGTTCTTTTTGAAGCTGTTTATTGGTACGCTCTGCAGCCTTAAGTTCTTTATTCAATCGAGCGGCCTCTTCAGCAACACCCCCATTGGCATTCATGCAGGCATCTTTCCAAGCTTTAATCTGCTCAACATAGAGGCCTTTCTTTCTGGCATATTCAGCCAGTTCAGTTTCAGACATGCTCGCTGTCTCTACGACGATCAGGAACTTATCCTGGGTGCTCCACCCATCAGACGTGGCATTGATACCTGGTGCAGCAATACCGTCAACTCTGGCTTTGTCTCTCCAGTTGCGGAGAGTCTGTTCCGAGATTCCTTCCTCTCGCGAAATCTTAGTGATTGACTCATTGTTGGGAGGAAGCATTCTTCGTAGCAGAGAGTCTTTAAGTTCATCACTGTATTGCATAATGAGCGTCTCCTTTCTCTCTGTGATAATACTACCACAAGAGAATGGGGAACTTACTGACAACTATGCTGACACACAGGGGTTGTGAAAAATGATACTACATTTAAAATATCTAGTTTTTTGGGGGTTATTGATTTTCAGCAACATGTTATAAGAATGATACGGAAAAGGGGATAGGAAACATGTTGGGAACGAGGATATGATGGTCTTTGATGTCATCGTTTTTGGTATATGGTTTTTGGGGTATATTGTTTAGGAGGTCATCATGAATAAAGTTTATAAGGTTATTTGGAGCAAGGTAAAGAATGCCTATGTTGTTGTATCAGAATTAGCAACGAATCATCAAGGAGGGTCAGGACGGAAGTCATCAGTCGCAGCATGTGCTTGTGTATCTGCACTTTCAGCTCTTATATTAATGGGGAGTTATAGTGGATTATCTGTACAGGCTAACGGAATAGTAGTAAATGGTGTTAGTAATACTGGTACAATTACGGGCTCAAAAATAACTTCAGGAAACGGTACGACCTTATATGATTATGAAAATCCGGGGAATACAGGTGGTATTGTCGGTCAAGTGGTATATGGAGTAGGTATTGGAGATGGTGTAACGGATGAAAGTATACGTACAACCGGTGATAATACTTATAGTGGCATTGCTATTGGCGATCGGGCTAAAGCGACGGGTGGAGTATCAACGGCAATAGGGGCATTGGCACGTGCTACAGACATTGGGGCGATTGCCATGGGAACATCTTCTTTGGCATCGGGTTTTAATTCGATGGCGCTTATGAGACAATCGGCAGCAACGGGTGATTTTTCTGCTGCTATTGGTACAGCTTCTTATGCTAAAGGAAATGCCAGTTTTGCAGTTGGCTTTTCTACTACTGCTTTAGGAGATCAGTCAATTGCGATTGGTACAGCAGAAGGAGTACCAGTAAATACAGGGGGGAACCCTAGTGCAAAATATGATGGCGATAATAATACTAAGACTGAAGGACAGGGTTCAGTTGCTATTGGTATGAAAGCCAGAACTTCAGCAGCCGCTAGTGGGTCATTAGCCCTTGGCGCTCGTGCCAATACAACGGCTAAAGAAGCGGTAGCAATTGGCGCTGATGCAACGGCTAGTGGGACAAGTGCTTTTGCTTTTGGTAAAAGTGCGTTAGCGACAAAGACAAATTCGATAGCAGTTGGGGCTGCTTCACAGGCAACAGGTATAAATAGTACAACTGTTGGGGGCAACGCTATTGCCGGTGGTGATAATGCTGTTGCGATTGGGACAGAAGCAAAATCTAATATTGCCAATGCGATTTCTGTGGGGTATCAAGCATCTGCTACGAAGGAAAAAGCGTTGGCTATTGGTACAAATGCACAAGCGGACACATATAATTCTATTGCTTTAGGCACAGGTACGGTTGTATCAGGAACACTTACAGATAGTAAGGCGTTATTTTCAGGTACGTTAAATAAAGACTCTGCTAATGGTGTCGTTTCTGTGGCTAACGTAGGTAGTGAACGACGTCTCATCAATGTAGCCGGAGGACAGAAGGGTACAGATGCAGTAAATGTAGATCAATTGACTAGTGCCAGTGATAATCTAGCTAAATCGATTGGCGGAGATTCTTACAGTGGATATACAGATGGACATACAGCTTATCAGGCACCTACATTTACAGTAGATAGTGCAAACTATACAAATGTGAAAGATGCTATAAATGCTATAGATAGAAGTAAAATACAGTATAAGGGCGATTTTGGCAGTGCATCTACCAGATTGAATAAAACGACAACCATTGCCGGAGATACAACAGCGAAAGAAGCTGCACTTAGCGCCGGAAATATTGGCGTTGTAGCTTCTCAAGATGGAGATAACAGTAAGTTAACAGTAAAATTAAATAAAGATGTTAATTTAGGAAGTACCGGTAGTGTGACTACTGGTGATACCGTAATAAATAATAGCGGTGTATCCGTTAATAAGAAGCAATATATTACTAAAGACGGACTCAATGCGAATAGTCAGAAAATCACAAATGTAGCGGATGGTGAAATTTCCGATACTAGTAAGGATGCAGTTAATGGTAGTCAATTGAAACAGGCTACTACTGATTTGACTAATGCAGGTTTAAATTTTGGCGCTAATAACGGGAGTGTTGCGAATAAATTAGGCAGTACTGTTTCTGTAAAAGGCGCAGGTACGAAGGACGATACTGAATACTCTGGTAATAATATTACGACGAAAGTTAGTCAAGATGCAGATGGCAATACGACTATTGATGTCTTGATGGATAAGAATCTTACAGGCGATACTTTGATAGTTGGTCAAAAGGGAGAACCTGGTAAAGATGGTGTAGATGGTCATATTGGTATTAATGGTAAAGATGGTCAGTCTGCAGATATTACTGCGCAGAAAGGTGATCCAGGAGTTGATGGAAAAGACGGTATTACTCGGATAGTATATAAAGACGAAGGAGGCAATGAACATCAAGGCGCAACCTTAGATGATGGTTTGAAATTTGGTGGCGATAGTGGAGATGCAATTGCTAAGAAGCTGAATAGCCAGCTGGATATAAAAGGTGGAGCTGATACGACTAAATTAACAGATAAGAATATTGGCGTTGTTGCTGAAAATGGACAGCTGAATGTGAAGTTAGCGAAAGAATTGAAAGATCTTACTAGTGTAACTACCGGTAATACCGTGATAAATAATGATGGTCTTACGATTAATAATGCCGATACCTCTAAGATCATGAAATTCACAGTGGATGCTGTCAGCGTAGGCGGCAATAAGATCACCAATGTAGCTGCTGGTACAGAAAATTCGGATGCCGTAAATTATGGACAGTTGCAGAATGCAGCAGCAAAAGCGACGTCAACCGTTAGCGGATCAAAGAATATTGCGGTAGCGAATACGGCGGGAAAAGATGAACCGGCTAATTATGAAGTAACGCTGAAGGATGCCGTAACTTTAGGTAGTGATGCTGATAAGGCTGTCGCGATTGATGGTACAGCGGGTACGATGAATGTGGGTAAAAATATTGCTCTTGATGGTACAACCGGCAAGGCTACTTTAGGTAAGGTGGTTGTTAACGGTAGTACAGGCACCGTAAATGGTTTGACGAATACGACCTGGGATCCGGATAAGTATGTAACAGGTCAAGGTGCTACGGAAGATCAGTTATCACAAGCCACAACAGGGTTAACAGATAAAGGCTTGAACTTTGGCGCTAACAGCGGGACTGCGGTTACCAATAAATTAGGCAGTACCGTTACTGTAAAAGGCGCAGGTACGAAGGACGATACTGAATACTCTGGTAATAATATTACGACGAAAGTTAGTCAAGATGCAGATGGCAATACGACTATTGATGTCTTGATGGATAAGAATCTTACAGGCGATACTTTGATAGTTGGTCAAAAGGGAGAACCTGGTAAAGATGGTGTAGATGGTCATATTGGTATTAATGGTAAAGATGGTCAGTCTGCAGATATTACTGTGAAGAAAGGTGATCCAGGAGTTGATGGAAAAGACGGTATTACTCGGATTGTATATAAAGACGAAGGAGGCAATGAACATCAAGGCGCAACCTTAGATGATGGTTTGAAATTCGGCGGAGATAGTGGTGATGCGATTGCCAAGAAGCTGAATAGCCAGCTGGATATAAAAGGTGGAGCTGATACGACTAAATTAACAGATAAGAATATTGGCGTTGTTGCTGAAAATGGACAGCTGAATGTGAAGTTAGCGAAAGAATTGAAAGATCTTACTAGTGTAACTACCGGTAATACCGTGATAAATAATGATGGTCTTACGATTAATAATGCCGACACCTCTAAGATCATGAAATTCACAGCGGATGCTGTCAGCGTAGGCGGCAATAAGATCACCAATGTAGCTGCTGGTACAGAAAATTCGGATGCCGTAAATTATGGACAGTTGCAGAATGCAGCAGCAAAAGCGACGTCAACCGTTAGCGGATCAAAGAATATTGCGGTAGCGAATACGGCGGGAAAAGATGAACCGGCTAATTATGAAGTAACGCTGAAGGATGCCGTAACTTTAGGTAGTGATGCTGATAAGGCTGTCGCGATTGATGGTACAACGGGTATGATGAATGTGGGTAAAAATATTGCTCTTGATGGTACAACCGGCAAGGCTACTTTAGGTAAGGTGGTTGTTAACGGCAGTACAGGGACTGTTAATGGCTTGACGAATAAAAGCTGGGATCCGGATCATTACGTAACGGGCCAAGGTGCTACGGAAGATCAGTTATCACAAGCCACAACAGGGTTAACAGATAAAGGCTTGAACTTTGGCGCTAACAGCGGAACTGCGGTTACCAATAAATTAGGCAGCACCGTTACTGTAAAAGGCGCTGGCGTAAAGGCAGATACCGAATACTCCGGTAATAATATTACGACGAAAGTTAGTCAAGATGCAGATGGCAATACGACTATTGATGTCTTGATGGATAAGAATCTTACAGGCGATACTTTGATAGTTGGCCAAAAAGGAGAACAAGGTGTAGCTGGTGTAGATGGTCATATTGGTATTAATGGTAAAGATGGTCAGTCTGCAGATATTACTGCACAGAAAGGTGATCCAGGAGTTGATGGAAAAGACGGTATTACTCGGATTGTATATAAAGACGAAGGAGGCAATGAACATCAAGGCGCAACCTTAGATGATGGTTTGAAATTTGGTGGCGATAGTGGAGATGCAATTGCTAAGAAATTAAATGAACAGCTAAACATCAAAGGTGGAGCTGATACAACTAAACTTACGGATAATAATATTGGCGTTGTTGCTGAAAATGGACAGCTGAATGTGAAGTTAGCTAAAAATATCAACTTAGGTACGGATGGCAGCGTATTGATAGGTGATATGTTACTAAATAATTCCGGTATTAAAGTCGGCAGTGGTAATAGTGCAGTATCTTTGACAAATAGCGGCTTAAATAATGGTGGCAATAAGATTACTAATGTAAAAGCCGGTACAGATCTTACTGATGCTGTAAATGTTGGGCAGTTGAAAGAGTCAAGTGCGGCTTCTAAGACGACGGTATCTAACACTGATAAAAACTTAACTGTTACCCCAAATACGGATGCACCAGATGGACATACGGATTATCGGGTTAACCTAAATAAAGATGTTAACTTAGGTGCTGATGGTAGTGTAAAGACCGGTAACACTACGATGAATAATGATGGTCTTACTACAACTGATGCGGCTGGTAATAGTACATCGATGAAAGCTGACGGTATGACAACTACAGATGCTGCTGGCAACAGCACCTCTATAAAAGCCGATGGTATGACGGTGGAAGATAAAGATGGTCATAAAACTTCCGTTAATGCAGGTGGTATGACGATTACTGGCGGTGAAAATGGTGATGTATCGCTTACAACGACAGGTCTGGATAATGGTGGTAATACGATTACGAATGTGGCGGCCGGTGTAAATGGTACAGATGCAGTCAATGTAGATCAGTTGAACGATACGGTAAACAAAGCGGCAACGGCAGCAACGACAACGGTTACAGGGTCAGATAATATTACTGTAACTGGGGAGAAACAAGCTGATGGTCATACAGAGTATAATGTAGCCCTCAATGATACCGTAAAGTTAGGCACCGGAGATAATGCAGTTACTATGGATGGCACTAAAGGCACTATCAATGCAGGTACTAAAGTTTCCTTCGATGGTACGCAGGGTACGGGCACGGTCGGCAATGTGACAATCAATGGCAGCGGTTCTACGGGTACGGTGAACGGGTTGACCAATAAAACCTGGGAACCGGATAAATTTGTAACCGGACAAGGCGCTTCGGAAGATCAGCTGAAAGCATTGGATGATCGGGCTGTGCAGTATGACCGCAATGCAGATGGCAGTGTGAATAAGGGAAAGATGACATTAGGCGGTGATGGCGGAACCACCATTACCAACGTAAAAGCCGGCGATGTATCGTCTTCTAGTACGGATGCGGTCAATGGTAGTCAGCTCTATGCGACCAATCAGGCCATTATCAACAACAGCGAAAGCATCAACGTTCTTGGCGGCGCGGTGAATAAGCTCGGCAATCGGATTGATCGTGTCGGTGCTGGGGCAGCTGCCCTAGCAGGACTGCATCCGTTGGATTTTGACCCCGATGCTAAGTGGGATTTTGCCGCGGGATATGGTAATTACCGCGGTGCTAACGCAGTGGCTGTCGGTACCTACTATCGTCCGAATGAAGACACCATGTTCAGTGTTGGCGGTTCGTTTGGCGGCGGCGAAAATATGGTCAATGCCGGTGTTACCTTTAAACTGGGCAGCGGCAGTAATCATGTTTCCACGTCCCGCGTCGCGATGGCTAAGGAATTGAAAGATATGCGGGCTGTTGTGGCTCAGCAGGCAGAACAGATTCAGCAGTTGGCGGCAATGGTGAATTCTCTCGTAGGTGTACAGGCTGTGAAGCCGGATACGACGACGATGTTCCCCGATGTTCCGCAGAATCATTGGGCCTACGAAGCAGTCAAAGAAATGGCAGATCGTGGCTTGATTGAAGGCTATCCGGATGGAACTTTTGGCGGCGACCGTACGATGACACGGTATGAATTTGCACAGATCGTGTATCGGGCACTGCAAAAAGGCCTGGCCGTTGACAGCAAGCTCGTCAGTGAGTTCAAGCCGGAATTAGAACGTATTCGTGTGGATACGATTGCCAGAGATAAAAATGGGAATCCGACCATTGAACGGGTTCGCGTGAATAAATAATATTATTTGCTTATAAACTATTAATGATTTCATGGACACCGTGCTTCTTGTGTCCATGAATTTTTTTTTTAGTCCTATTGTGGTTTTGTATTACATATTACATTTTATTTTAAAATAGTCTTGTTCAAAGAAAGTAATTTGGTTATACTTAATGTTAAAGAACAACATGGTATCATTTGTCATGGATAATATGGATAAAAGTAAATCATTTTGATTGTATTAGGCGCTGTACATCATGAGAAAGCACAAAAACTACCTTTTGGGCTGTATGTGAGAAATTGTTTTCTCTGCAGTAACGAAAGCTTTTATCTATACATATTTCAACAGTATTGATTAGTGAAAAATTGCTTAAGAAATTTAGAGGTACTGGCTATGTCTGATATAAATGATACATCCCCTTTTGGGGTGCCCGGCGAAGTTCTAAACGAAAAAGATATGGATGCGCCGACAGGATTGTTGAATATGGAATGCTTTATCAGATTAGCGGCGGATATTCAGAAGATAAGAGCGACCGAAAAAACTCGTATTATCTATATATTTTTTAATATAGAAAATTTTAGAGTTATACATGCAGAAAGCGGCCTTTATGGTAGTGATCACATATTGAGAGTGATGGGAAACTGCATACAACGCTATTTCCCGAACTCTTTGGCGGCACATTATATTGGAGAATATTTTGTTGTTATGACGGATCAGGAAGATGTGGAAGAGACGATACGAATCCTTCATGATACGATGTGGAGTCAAACAGGTGATACGCATGTGGAAATTAAGGCAGGATTATATGTTTTGCAAAATACTACCATACCTCCTGTAATTGCCTGTGAATATGCAAAAACAGCGGATGAGAGCATTAGAAATGAGTATGATTGTATTTTCTGTTACTATGATGTTATGATGGATGATACTCTTAAACGGAGAGATTATATTGTCCGGCATATTGATTCTGCTATCAAAAAGAAGCATCTTATCGTATATTATCAACCTATTATTTGCGGTGGTACGCAACATATATGCGGCGCAGAGGCGTTGGCTCGCTGGGACGATCCTGAATATGGTTTTATGGTTCCAAACGAATTTATTGTGACGTTGGAAAATGCCCGTTTGATTGCTAAACTTGATTTTTATATTATAGAGTTAGTATGCAGGGATTATTGGAGACTCAAGGGGCAGACGGAGTATCTTTTTTCCGTGTCTGTCAATTTGTCCCGCATAGATTTTGAACAGCATAATGTGTTAAAACGAATTGAAAAAATCAGGACTCAATATAAGGTACCGCGGGAGTATCTGAAGCTGGAAATTACGGAGCGATCCTTTGGAAATGAACAGGCCGCGATTCGAAGGCAGGTTCATGAATTGCGGCAACACGGATATCATGTGTGGATGGATGATTTTGGAAGCGGGTTGTCTTCCTTAAGCCTGCTTCATGAGCTGGAGTTTGATCTTATCAAGTTTGATTTGCACTTTTTGACGGGGCCGATTCATACGGCACAGCATAAAATTATTATGTCTTCTTTGATCCATATGATAAAACGGCTGGGTGTGAAAACGCTGGCAGAGGGTGTAGAAACAGAAGAACAATATCGTTTTTTACAGGATATAGGATGTGAACATATGCAGGGCTATTACTTTTCTAAACCGGTTTCGCTGGAGGAATTTTTGAAATTACTTTAAGCAGGCATTTGTGCCATGAAATAATGGACGGCAGGATGATATGTGATGATAATACAAAAAATTAAACAATATACAGCTGGTCAACAGGGCTATGTTTTTGTCCTTTTTCATCACTCATGGAAGCTGGTTTGGCATCTACGAATTTTCGCCGTACATGAGACCAGCACAGACAGTGCTGTACCTGGTTGACTTTTCCATATCCACCGTAATCATCCGTGTGGAGATATCCGTGAAATCCTTCCAGAAAGGTACTGGCATGATCGCCCTTTCGGGTCGGCTGATAGTCGAAAATCCGGATGGCATGACCGGTTTCAAACTGGCCGCTGGCGTACAGCCACATATAAGACTTGCTAGTATTTTTCTTTCCTTTTTCATGTAATACCTGTACAGGTGTTTCGTCAGCATGAATACACGGTTCCTGTAGTAAGGCTTCATGCATACAAGACACGATGGGTTGCAGCCATTCGTTCGCTGCCAGGATAATCCAGTTGGCAAGGGTTGTCCGTTCCAACCGGATACCCAGTTGCTGCCATTCTTTTTCCTGCCGGTACAACGGCAGGGCATACCCGTATTTTTGTATCATCGTATGGGCCACAGCGGTGGGTGATGCATAGGAATGGGCAATGACCGGCTGGGGCATGACGGCTTTTTGAATCACTGGTGTTTCCTGCTGACGGCAGTTCCGGCATTCATAGGATTTCTGATAGTATTCGGTGACTTCTACTCGAGCAGGAATATAGGTGATTTCCTGCCGGATGAATGTTTCGCCCAATAACGAAAGTCCACTACCACAGTGAGGGCAAACTTTGGCATCTTCGTCCAGATCGATTACCACTTTTTGATGGGGAACGGCAGCCAGCAGTTCTTCACGGTGACCTATTTTTTTCTTCTTGCGCGTATGTTCTTTTACTACCAGTTCCGGTTCCGGGGCATTCTTCTTAGCTTCCGTTTCTGCTTCATCGAACAGGCTCATCTGCTCATCCGGATAAAGGACGGTCTTCTTTTCCGATTTCCGGCCGAATACCTGCTTTTTCAGGAACGCTACCTGTTGTTTTAACTGGGTATTTTCAGCGGCAAGCGTATCGATTTTATGTTGCATTTCCTGTTCACGAGTATCTATCACGGGGCACCTCATTCTTTGTTTTCTGATAGTTACAGTATACCATAAAAACGCCCGTAACCCCAGTTGGTATGCGGGATTAGAGCGTTCGTATTTAACATTATATACATCTGTCTGGTGCAACTTTCTGGACGGCTTTCGGCTGTTCGATAGCCAGTCCCTCCATGAGCCAGCGGTACTGCTGCGGTGTGATTTCCCTGACCTCTTCAGGCAGGGCCGGCCATTGGAAACGGCCATTCTCCAACCGTTTATATAACAGCACAAATCCATCTGCCTGCCAAAGCAGTGCCTTGATCCGGTCCCGGCGCCGGCCGCAGAAAAGGAACAGGGCCGGCTGAAAGGGATCCCTGTGAAATTGCTGAGTAACGATGGCACTGAGCCCGTCTATGGATTTTCTCATATCTGTATGGCCGCAGGCAATGAATACCTGATTCGCAGATAACTTCAAATCTACCATGACCGTTGAACCTTGTGTAATACCAGAAGTGTTTTTTGTAACAACGCTTCTGACGTATGTTCTGTTACGGTGACAGCAAAATCACCACACCCAATGATGAGAGTTGATGTTTCTGGCATATCTTTTGGCTGTTGAAGTGAAACAAAGGTTGTTTCTGCCATGACAGGTGTACATGATTGAGAAACTAACTGTGGCCGGTATGCTAATCGAATCTTATGCTGCCAGTAAAAATAGCTTTTTTCGTTGATATTGTGTTGTTGACAAAATGCTTTGATGGTCAGCCCGCTTTTCTGGCATTGTGTGATAATTTCATTCCAATGCGTAAACCGAATCTGTTTGGCTGTATTACGTGTATCCAAGATAACCCCTCCGCTAAGATAACCGCTGACTTATTCAAGTTATTCGACTTTTTTGAGAAAACTCAGAAAACTCCAATATACCTAATTTCTCTAAAAAGACTCTGAAGGTATTATCTCATACTGGGAAATGAAATTAAATCCACTATTTTATTGTACGCTTACAATTAAGTGCTTTTGCAATCTGGCGATAAGAGTAACCTTGCTTATGGAGCGCTTTGATTTCGCATCGATCTTCAAATCTTAAGTGTTGTCCTCTTTCGCGAGGTAGGGTATTAATGGTATTATTTAGGTAGTCCATAGTGATTGCCTCCGGTTAATTTTGTGTCGTAACTTAATTTTACCATTGATGCAATCCTATGGATCTTTTTATTTAGTTTTAGTGTTCAATTTCATTCTACAATTTACGTTTCAATTTTGTAAGTGTAACAGAAGCAGGTCTGTATATGATAAAGAATTTTGGACTCCCGGGGCGAGAAATGGAGATAGACCGAATCGATACGAACAGCCACTATCAACCGGGGAATCTGAGGTTTGCGACACATCAAGAAAATTGTATAAATCAACGGAGAACGGTGTTGACAAAATTCGAGCAGCAATATTGGCCATATGCAAGAAGTGTAGTCACAAAAAAGCTGACTCAGGGGATGAGTCGGGACGAGATTATTGCGTCAGCAGAACTTGCAGTGTTCGAAAAGAGAAAGAACTGGCATCTAATACGCGTACGGCTCGACTTTATGACATACGAAATGCCGGACAGCATCATCGTTTTACCGTATCGGGGAAACTCGTCCACAACTGTGGATACGGCGGCTCGGTCGGTGCCTTAAAAGCAATGGGTGCGTTGGATATGGGACTTGCAGAAAAAGAGCTTCAGCCACTGGTGGATTCATGGCGGGCAGCCAATCCGAATATCGTACGGTTCTGGTGGGATGTGGACAGGTGCGTTAAAAATACGGTCCAGCGGCATATGCCGACTGAAACGAATGGCATTCGGTTTGTTTATCAGAGTGGGATGCTGTTTATCCAGCTGCCAAGCGGCAGGCATCTGTCCTACGTGAAGCCGCGCATGGGAGAGAACCGTTTCGGCGGAGAAGCCGTTACCTACGAGGGAGTTGGTGGCACCAAAAAATGGGAACGGATTGAAAGCTACGGTCCCAAGTTCGTGGAAAACATTGTTCAGGCCATCAGCCGGGATATTCTTGCCTATGCCATGCGTACGTTATCCCACTATTTTATCTGCGGGCATGTCCATGATGAACTGATCATGGAATGTGATATGGATGTATCCCTTGATGCTATATGTAAGCAAATGGGCAGAACGCCGCCCTGGATCAGCGGACTTCTTCTTCGTGCAGACGGATACGAATGCAGTTTCTACAAAAAAGATTAAAAATACGGTTCTTAAAAAATAGGGTTTTGTCCTTTCACTATCAGAGGGCAAAACCCTACTTTTAGGAAAGGCGGTATTTTTATGAAGGAATTAATACCGAAAGATCAATACGGCATTTTTGCCGACACCCATGATACAGCAAGGGTGGACAGCCTATATGTTTCCGAGTTCTTTGACAAGAAGCACAAAACGGTGCTGCGTAACATTGACGCGATACTTTCACCGGATTCCGGATTTAGTGCAGAATTTGGTCGGCACAATTTTGTGCCAACCACGTACACTGATCAGTGGAATAGAAAGCAGCGCCGGTATGCAATCACACGGGATGGATTTACAGCACTTGGCATGGGATTTACGGGGAAAAAAGCAGCACATTTCAAGGAACTGTATATCAGGCGTTTCAACGAAATGGAAAAATTCATTCAGACACTGGTATCGGCAAGACAGGAGTTTCCGCTTCTTACAGAAAATATCAAGCTGCTTCATGAGAACCCGAAACCGTATCACTTCAGCAACGAATGCAATATGTTAAACCGTATCGTGCTGGGTATGACAGCCAAGCAGTTCAGGATTGCCAATGGTATTGAAAAAGGGAAAAGTATCAGGCCCTATCTGTCTAAAGACCAAATTGATATGTTGGAAACATTGCAAAAGGTTGATGTGGGACTGCTCGTAGCTTTTTCCAATTATGAAGACCGTAAACGACATTTGGAATGGTACAAAACAAAATTAGAGGGGGGGCCGATAATATGTTTTATGTAAAGGAACAACTGAATGATACGGTAGGGATTTCCATTGAAATCAATGATGAGAATGTATTCTGCCGCTGCCCGCACTGCGGCTCGGAGGTACAGGTGGATCTGGCAGAGGTATTTGTCGATGGCAAGGTTGACCTTTTCGGTACATCGGTATTGTGTGACAGCTGCAGCAAAAAGCTGGCGGGAGGTAAGCATTGTGGGTGTGAGCAGACGTAATAGTGAAGGGTATCCGGATCCGACCACCTACGGGGCCTTATCCCATATCGAACAGGAAGCGAAGGCGACAAGAGCGTACCGGCCCATGATATATGTATGCTCCCCGTTTTCAGGGGATGTGTCCGGGAACATTACCAATGCAAGACGATACAGCCGTTTTGCGGTGGAGCAGGGGTATATCCCTATCGCTCCCCATTTGCTGTTTCCGCAGTTCCTTGATGATACCAACATAACGGAACGTGAACTGGGACTGCACTTTGGCAATGTACTGATGAGCCACTGCAGTGAGGTGTGGGTATTTGGAGACATCATATCGGCGGGAATGGATGCCGAAATCAGGAGAGCCAAAAGGAAGAATTACAAACTGCGTTACTTTGGCAGCGATTTAAAGGAGACGGTCCGATGAAGTTCACGTTATATACAGCAAATTGTACGGGCAATGCCAAGAACAGCATCTACCCGAATCAGGCTGATATTACAAATGAAGAAGATTTTAAGGCTGCCATCTGCCGTGACCATGTCAGTGCGGAATATAAAAAGTTCCATCGCTCCAATGCCGATTATATTGCCGGGAATGTGGATGTCATGGACTGTGACAATGATCACTCGGATCAATCCAAAGACTGGATATATCCTGACATGTATCCGGATATTTTCCCGGATGTTTCTTTTGTTGTTGTCCCGAGCCGCCATGACGGAACAGTGAAAGGGAAAAAGTCGGCAAGACCGCGGCATCATGTCTATTTTCCCCATCAACCGACTGTTAGTGCAGAAGATTGTTCAACATTAAAAAAGCGTATATATGCGGCGGCATCATTTTTTGATAATGGGGCGACAGATGCGGCGCGGTTTATGTATGGCTGTCAGTCTGGAAATATTATATGGCATGAAGGAAGCCGAACCATAGATGAATTTTTAGATGAGAAAGCCTTCTCTAATGTGGACAAGAAAACCATCACAGAGGGTTCTCGTAATAAAAGCATGAGCCGGTTTGCAGGGAAAATTGTCAAGCGGTATGGTTGCACGGAAGAGGCACATCATATTTTTATCGAGAAATCGCAAAGATGTACGCCGCCATTGGCGCAGGAAGAACTGGATACCATCTGGGACAGCGCCTTGAAATTTGGCAGGGATCTGGCAAGGCAGGATGGATATATTGTACCAGAGGAATATAACAAGGAACCGGAGTGGGAGATGCCCATTCCTTTTGATGAATACCATCTGCCGCCTTTTCCACTGAGTGCCCTGCCAAAAGCTATTGGTGATTATGTGGCAGCACTCTCGGAAAGCACACAGACACCAGTTGATATGGCGGCTACCGCAGCCATTGCAATCTTGTCCGTATGCATGCAGGGAAAATTCAAAATCAGGGCAAAGCTGGACTGGATAGAGCCTGTCAATGTTTTTGTGCTGAATGTCATGAATCCGTCCGAACGTAAATCAGCGGTCGAAAATGCCATGATACGGCCCTTAAATGTATATGAGTCAGAACGGAATACACAGAATGCGGCGGCAATCGAAACCAGCAAAATGCAGAAACGGATACTGGAACGCAGGCAGAAAGTGCTGGAAGATCAGGCATCCAAGGGCAAGGCGGATGCACAAGCGGTCCGGAGAATGGCAGAGGAGATTGCTGGATATAAGGAAATGAAGCCGATGAAGCTGTATGTGGATGATATTACCACAGAAAAGCTGACGTCTGTGCTTGCGGATAATAACGGACGGGCCGCCATCCTATCCACGGAAGGCGGGATTTTTGATACGCTGGCAGGTGCATATTCCAAAACCGTCAATATTGACGTTATGCTGAAAGGCTACTCCGGGGACAGCATCCGGGTGGACCGTATCGGCAGGAACAGTGAAAGCATTATGAACCCGGCACTGACGGTGCTGCTTATGGTACAGCCAAGCGTCCTTTCCGGCCTGATGCAGAACGGCGTCTTCCGGGGGCGGGGACTGACAGCACGGTTTTTGTACTGCATCCCGGCATCCTTTGTAGGGAAACGGAAATACCGTTCAGCATCTGTTCCTGATGGCGTGTACCGGGAATATGAGCAGTGCATCCGGAACCTGTTGGAGGATGAATGTGAAAACGGGGAAGAAATCATCACCTTATCGCAGGAGGCAGATGCGCTGATAGAAGCCTTTGCCTGAAAGGCTGGAGCCTGAGTTAAACAGAACCTACGCGGACATTGTGGACTGGGCAGGGAAAGCTGGTAGGCAACATTCAGCGTATTGCAGCCCTGTTGTGTCGGGCATCCATACATCGAAGCCATGACTTTTTAGTTACACCGGATCCGTTTGTGGTGGATGGGGAAACCATGAAAAACAGTATCCGGATTGGAGAATATTTTATAGAACACGCAAGGGCAGCTTTTATGCTGATGGGTGCTGACCCGGTTATCAGCCAGAGCAAGAAGGTGATGGATGTGGTCACGAACAATAGGATGACGGAATTTACACGCAGGGACCTTATGAGGCTCTGCCGCAATTTCAAGAAAGCAGAGGATGTGCAGCCGGTCTTAACACAATTGGTGGATTACGGCTATATTGCACCGAAGGAAAATAAAAACTATTCGGGAAAAGGAAGGCCGCCTGCACAGATATATCTCGTCAATCCACATATGTACGAGCAGTGACTTTTGTCCTTTTTGTCCTTTCTGTCCCTATACCGTATGTAAATATATGGGTATATGTGTCCTTATAGTAACAGATACATATAGATACATATTTTTACTTATATTTATATTTATATTTTCATTCGTACACGCTATAGGACAGTGTGACAAAAAGGACAAAAATAGGAAGACTTTCAATGATGACAGGGGAAGGAGTATATGAAATGCGAGAAAAAATCATTGAACGGAAACTTGCAGTAGCAGTAAAACAAGCAGGCGGCATGGCACTGAAGTTTGTCAGTCCCGGATTTGATGGGATGCCGGACCGCATTGTTTTATTACCTGACGAACATATTGCCTTTGTGGAAGTAAAAGCGTCGGGAAAGAAGCCGCGTCCTCTTCAACTGGCGAGGCATCGTCTGCTGCGGAAGTTGGGATTCCCCGTTTATGTTATTGACAGCGCAGACCAGATTGGAGGGATGCTGGATGAAATTCGAGCCACATGAGTATCAGCAATATGCCATTTCTTATATTGAAAGCCATCCGACGGCTGCAGTCCTGTTGGATATGGGCCTTGGCAAAACAAGCATCGCGCTGACGGCAATCCAGGACCTTTTATTTGACAGCTTTGAGGTTCATCGCGTTTTAGTAATATGCCCGCTGCGTGTGGGAGCCGTATGGGCAAATGAAATACAGCATTGGGATCATCTGCATCGATTGCAATATACCGTGGCAGTGGGTACGGAAGCAGAACGATTGTCGGCACTGAAAGCACAGGCTGATATTTATATCATCAACCGTGAAAACGTACAGTGGCTGATTGAAAAAAGCGGGATCCCCTTTGATTTTGACATGGTGGTTGTGGATGAACTTTCATCCTTCAAAAATTATCAGTCCAAGCGGTTCAAGGCACTGATGAAAGCAAGACCGAAGGTAAAACGGATCGTGGGATTGACAGGTACGCCTTCTTCAAACGGCCTAATGGATTTATTTGCCGAGTTCAAGCTGCTGGATATGGGGAAGCGGCTTGGCAGATTCATCGGGCAGTACCGCAGCACCTACTTTACCTCGGACAAGCGGAACGGGCAGGTTGTTTTCAGCTACAGGCCGCTGCCGGGAGCAGAGGACGAGATATACAGAAAAATATCGGATATTTCTATTTCCATGAAATCCACGGATCACCTGTCTATGCCGGAACTCATCAGCAGCCAGTATGAAGTGCAGTTATCTGATGCGGAACGTAAACGGTACGAAGAACTGAAGAAAGAGCTGGTGCTGCAGCTGCCGGACGGTGATGTCACAGCCGCCAATGCGGCATCCCTCACGATGAAGCTTTCCCAGATGGCAAACGGTGCGATCTATTCCGATGACGGGACGGTGCTTTCCATTCATGACCGGAAGCTGGATGCACTGGAAGATATCATCGAAAGCGCCAACGGCAAACCGGTGCTGGTGGCCTATTGGTTTAAGCACGACCTGTTGCGGATCCGGAAGCGATTTACCGTGCGGGAAATAAAGACCTCGCAGGATATAGCGGACTGGAACGCTGGTGTTATTCCTGTTGCGGTTATCCATCCGGCATCTGCTGGGCATGGACTCAATCTGCAGCAGGGCGGCTCCACGCTTGTCTGGTTCGGGTTGACATGGAGTCTGGAACTATATCAACAAACGAATGCCAGACTCTGGCGGCAGGGGCAGACATCTGGAACCGTCGTCATTCAGCACATTATCACGAAAGGGACCATCGACGGACGTATCCTGAAGGCCCTGAAAGAAAAGAATAAGACCCAGGCTGCACTGATTGATGCAGTCCGGGCCAGCTTACGAGGAGGCAGCCTATGAGTGTTATCTGGAAGTACCTGAACAAAAGAAACGGTGCCATCGATGCCATCCGGGATCACGACAGCATGAAGTTCATCATCGAAAATACCAGTGAGGATATCAAACAGGCATATACTGCCATGACCAGTCTGCACCCGTCCGGTTTCGACGAGATGCCGCACTCCCACAACCCACATGCAGCAGAAGATCATATCATCTCCGGCCTGGCAGACATTGACATCTTAAAGGAACGGTACCGGCAGTCGGTGGAGTACATGGCATGGTTCCAGCCAGCATGGGATAAGTTGAGCAGCGACGAGCAATACGTGCTGCAAACCTTTTATGCCGATGAGGACGCACAGACGAGCGCCGTTTATGCCATAGCCGACCATTTCCATATCGAACGGTCGTCCGCCTACAAAAGGAAGAATCGTGCATTAGCTAAGTTTGCCATTCTTTTGTTTGGAAAGACATGATGTCCAAAATCGCGGACGCATGTACCTGTTTTGCGTGGTATACTAATAATATAAAAGTGTGAGAGAAGCCTTCGAGGGAGCAATCCTTTGAAGGCTTTTGCTATGTCTGGAGATGAGCGTTTTGCCTTGGAAACCAAAGAAACCATGTGCCTACCCCGGTTGCAGGGAGCTGACCGTGAACCGGTACTGCGAGCAGCACCAAAAATTAATGGACAAATATTATGACACCTACGAGCGCAACCCTGTCGTCAAGAAACGATATGGCAGAGCGTGGAAGCGCATCCGGGACCGGTACATCGGAAAGCATCCCTTGTGCGAGATGTGCTTGAAGAACCATAAGACCACACCGGCAACAGAGGTGCACCATATCCGTCCCCTCTCCCGCGGAGGCACTCATGATGAAGAGAACCTTATGGCGCTGTGCAAGCCGTGCCACTCGAAGATAACCGCCGAGATGGACGACCGCTGGCACCATACCAAAAAGGAATACCACTACGAATGACTACGCTCCGCCGGGAGGGGCGGTCCAAATCTCTGTCGCGCCGAAATGCTAGACCGGTGCTGGGGTCACACGCACAAAAATTGCGGTTCAAACGGGGGATTTACCGCATGGGAAAGGAGTTGAACAGCCATGGCCAAGGACGGAACCAATCGCGGCGGCAGACGGATCCGTGCCGGGGACAAGCCGGAGGCGCTGGCCGATAAAATCGCCAAGGGAAAAGCAGCCACCATTATCGACCTGCCGACGCCCACCTTAGAAGGGGCGGAGTTACATGATGCCTGCAGATCTTACCGGCGAGGACATGCCGAATCCCAGCGACTATTTGTCTGCCCGGCAGCGGGACGGTAAGCCGCTCGGTGCGGACGACCTGTTCCGTCAGACCTGGCAATGGCTAAAGGACCGCGGCTGCGAACGGCTTGTCAATCCCCGGCTGCTGGAAGCCTATGCCCAGGCATTCGCCCGGTATATCCAGTGCGAAGAAGCCATCAGCACCTATGGACTGCTCGGCAAGCACCCCACGACCGGCGGTGCGATTACCAGTCCATTTGTGCAGATGAGCCAGTCATTCCAGAAGCAGGCGAACCTGCTCTGGTATGAGATTTTCGATATCGTCAAGCAGAACTGTACCACAGCATTTGTAGGAAGTCCGCAGGATACGATGATGGAACACCTGTTGCAGGCACGGAAAGGAAAATAATTATGGAATTGATCAAAAAGAACATACAAGACCTTATCCCGGCAGCCTATAACCCGAGAAAAGATTTGCAGCCGGGCGATCCGGAATACGAAAAGCTGAAACGCTCGTTGGATGAGTTTGGCTACGTCGAGCCTGTCATCTGGAACAAGCGCACCGGCAACGTGGTCGGCGGACATCAGCGTTTGAAGGTGCTCCAGCAGGAGGGTATTTCGGAAATCGACTGCGTCGTAATCGACATGGACACCGAAAAGGAGAAAGCCTTAAACATCGCCCTCAATAAAATCAGCGGCGACTGGGATACGGATAAATTAGCGCTGCTCATTACCGATCTGCAGGGCAGCGACTTTGATGTATCGCTTACCGGCTTTGATCCGGCGGAACTGGATGACCTGTTCAAGGCCGATATAAAGGATGGTGTGCATGATGATGACTTTGATGTGGATGCCGAGCTTAAGAAACCGGTGTTTTCCAAGGCAGGTGATGTGTGGCAGTTGGGAACACACCGTCTGCTCTGCGGCGACAGCACCCAGCCGGAAACATACCAGCGATTGCTGCAGGGAACGCCGGTCAATCTGGTGGTCACTGATCCGCCATATAATGTCAACTACGAAGGCCGGGCCGGAAAAATCAAGAACGATCACCTGCAGGACGACAAGTTCTACCAATTCTTATATGATGCGTTTTCCTGCATGCACACCGTCATGGCAGACGATGCCAGCATCTATGTGTTTCACGCCGACACCGAGGGACTTAACTTCAGGAAAGCCTTCTCGGATGCCGGTTTTTATTTATCCGGCTGCTGCATCTGGAAGAAGCAATCGCTGGTGCTGGGACGCTCTCCCTATCAGTGGCAGCACGAGCCGGTGCTCTACGGCTGGAAGAAGAAAGGAAAGCACGAGTGGTACACCGGACGGAAGGAATCGACTATCTGGGAGTTTGATAAACCGAAGAAGAATGCGGACCATCCCACCATGAAACCAATACCGCTTTTAGCCTATCCCCTCCTAAATTCCAGCATGACCGGCTGCACTGTGCTGGATCCGTTCGGCGGCAGCGGCTCGACGCTGCTGGCCTGCGAGCAGACGAAGCGACGCTGCTATATGATAGAACTCGATGAAAAGTTCTGTGATGTGATCGTGAAACGTTACATTGAGCAGGTCGGCTCGGACGAACGGGTAACTGTGACACGGAACGGGAAAACGTATACCTATACTGAAATGGAGGCAACATAATGCGTGTATTTATCAACCCCGGGCATGACCGGGAACGGGACAGCGGCGCGGTGAACCCAAACACCGGACTGCGGGAATGTGATGTGGCTGCTACGATTGGCAGTCTCGTCCAAACATATTTGGAGACGGCAGGCTGCGAGGTGCAGCTCCTGCAAAGTGATAATCTGGCTGGGGAAACACCGGATCTGCCCTGCGTGGTGGATACGGCAAACGCCTGGCCTGCCGATGTATTCGTCAGTTTGCATTGCAATGCCGACAGCGGCTGCGCCCGCGGTACGGAAACGCTGGTCTATACTAACGACAGCGGCTCGTCCCCGCAGCTTGCCGCCTGCATCCAGTCGCAGATCGTGCAAAGTCTTGACACGGTGGATCGCGGCCTGAAGGAACGGCCCAACCTCATCGTGTTGAAGGACACCACGATGCCCGCCGTCTTAGTAGAAACAGCTTTTATTGATAATGACAATGATGCCGCGCTGCTTACGAATAACGCGGATGATTTCGCCCGGGCCATTGCCCGCGGCATAACAGATTTTGAAGGGAGATAGAAAAAATGGATATTGAAACGATTAAAAATGAAATTAAGGAACACATTCTGGACTCGGTGCAGGAGGATGCCAAGAACGCTACCATTTCCTGGCTGAATACGACGGTGCTTCCGGCAGCCAAGGAAGTAGCGGATGCCTACACAGCCGCGTTGCAGGAATCTGCTGGCAAGGAAACCGGCTGGAACAAATTCCGCGACCAGTGCTTTCTGCCGACGCTGATTGACAGCGGTCTGTGGCTGACCGGAAAGCTGCTTGGTAAAATGTCGGCAGTACAAGAATAATACGTGTAATTTGTGGTACAAACCCCTTGCTATAGTTTCCGATTAGAGCGATATATGTACATGATAAAAAACGAAAGGGGTTTACTACCATGAAGATACTGTACCATGCACAAGGAAAAACACGCAAGGAACTGGCTGATACCATCAGCACCATTACCGGAGCTGCCAAAGTGTATAAGGGGATTCCCAGCTATGCCTATGAGATTGACTGCTTCACGGTCGACCGCGACGGCAATCTTAATTTTGATGACATGGTTGACAAGAAGAAAATCGAGGATTTGCTTGAAAAACTCGACAGTATGGGATTCCATGCCGATCCAGCCGATCCAGCAGGGAAAAGACCTGACGATTCGGCGTCTAAGCAGGAGAACATAGACGACTTGGTGATTGCCATGCCGCGCTCCTTCTTCACCGATACGGCACTGGAAAACCTGAAGAAGCTGATTCAGGCCAAGAGCAACCTCATGTTAAAAGTTTTCCAAACTGATGTGCTGCGCATACAGGTAACGGAGGATAAAGTGTTATTTCCATGGTTTACCGGCTGCCCGGATGCCGATACGGTCAAAGCCTATACACATTTCATTACGGCGCTCTGCCATCTTGCGAAAAAGCAGAAACGGGTGCTGGCAACGGAGCACCCATCCATCAACGAAAAATATGATTTCCGCTGCTTCCTGCTACGGCTTGGCTTTATCGGTACGAAATACAAGGACGAACGGAAGCTGCTCCTGCAGCACCTTTCCGGCTCCTCGGCTTTTAAAAACGGCAGAAAGGAACACCATGATGAGATATCCGAATAAAATCAGGAAGAAATAATCACACAATATCATATTTATATACCAAGACTGCCCACTTCGGCGGTCTTTTTTGCTGCCGCAAAGGAGGTGACGCTGCTTGCGAACGCTGAAACGCTATCGATCCACGAAATTCAAGGCCAAGGATTCCAAATACAACAAGACCATGGCGGACTATGCCGTGTCCTTTATCGAATGTCTCTGCCATACCAAGGGCACCTGGGCAGGTAAACCGTTCGAACTGATCGACTGGCAGGAGCAGATCATCCGTGATGTGTTCGGCATCTTAAAGCCGAACGGCTATCGGCAGTTCAATACCGCCTACATCGAGATTCCCAAGAAACAGGGCAAGTCGGAATTAGCGGCAGCGGTAGCACTCCTTTTGTGCTGCGGTGATGGGGAACAACGGGCCGAAGTGTATGGCTGCGCCGCCGACCGCCAGCAGGCATCCATTGTCTTTGAAGTGGCAGCGGATATGGTGCGGATGTGTCCGGCCTTATCCAAACGGGTGAAACTCCTAGCCTCGCAAAAGCGGATCATCTATCTTCCCACGCACAGTTTTTATCAGGTGTTATCTGCTGATGCTTATAGCAAGCATGGATTTAATGTAAGCGGTGTGATCTTCGACGAGCTGCACACGCAGCCGAACCGGAAGCTGTTTGATGTCATGACCAAAGGCTCCGGTGATGCCAGGACGCAGCCGTTGTATTTTCTCATTACTACCGCCGGAACGGACACCCATTCTATCTGCTATGAAACCCACCAGAAGGCGCTGGATATTATCGCAGGCCGTAAGATTGATGCCACCTTCTATCCGGTGATATACGGTGCCAAGGACACCGACGACTGGACGGATGTCAAAGGTCTGGAAGAAGGCTAATCCCTCGCTCGGCATTACGGTCGGCATGGACAAGGTCAAGGCGGCCTGCGAATCCGCCAGACAGAACCCCTGCCGAGGAGAACGCATTTAGACAATTGCGCCTGAACCAATGGGTCAAGCAGGCAATCCGCTGGATGCCGAAATCAAGACCACCACCAGTTGGTGGGTCAAAATCCGCAACCGCCTCTACATTACCCTGATGCAGCAGGCAGTCAAAGCCATTGTGGCTGATGTAAAACAGAAGATTGCATGAGCAAATCCGGTACGGGGCATCGGGAAGGATGTTCCGTACCGGATTTTTGTGTTATACTAAAAATATATTATCATAAGATGCGTTAGATAGGAGATTAGTATATGCTTGAAAGAAAATATTTAAGAGATGTTTTATTGCCAGAAGATTTAACAAAAGAAAGTATCTTTTTAGCTATGGAAGATACTCAAAATTTCTTCAAGACGATAAATAGTAAGACCGGGATAAAGCTATCCCAACTAATACAAAAAAATAATTTTAGTGGTGTAGTTTCGAATTTATTTACTCATTATATGGGAGAACATAGCCTCTATAAGCCATATAGTGACCAAGAATACCCCGATTTAATGTATGCAGAAAAAAACATAGGGCTTGAAGTAAAAGCATGTATTAACTATAAAAAAGGTGGTGAAAGTCATAACGGTCATACAGGATGGCATATCATAGTTTGTTATACCATTCTGAATGATGGAAACATTGAATTTATACAAGCTTTAATTGCAAATATTAATGGATATGAATTAGGCGAAGGCATATCAGATTGGGTATATTGTAAGAGTAAAAGAAATAGCAATAATAGTCAGCGTACCGAAACCTACGTTACTAATTCGATTGGAACTAATAAATTACGCGACGGAGCAGTATATATAAATACCGATATAATTAAATATAGTAAGCAACTTAAGAGTACACGCAATAAACTTAAAAATATTTTACCAATACCTCCGTATTCACCTTTTTTCAAATAATAATTGTTCGTTTTTGGGATAAAGTCTGGATAAGCGGGGAACTGCATTTTGGGCTATTTGATAGAAATTTTTATCTTGCTCAATACCTATACTATTAAAACCAAGAGCTTCTGCCGCCGCAATAGTGGAGCCTCCTCCGCAGAATGGGTCTAAGATAATTCCTTCTTGTAAGGGTAATGCTGCAGATACAAGAGCTCTCATAAAATCTTGAGGCTTTAAACTAGGATGATTTGAAATTTTACGTTCACACTGTGGCGTTTTTCCACTCTCGATTAAATCACAAAAAGGTGTGTCAATCGATTTCCGACGTAAGGCACCAGCCTTCCAATGGTTTAAGTTTTTAGCAACAGTTCTTTCAGAAAGTGGCTTTCTGTAAAGTCCCCAGGGTTCCCAACATCCACGAGGGATAACTGTTGTCATGGAAAACTCTTTTTCTGCGCCTTTGGGGCGATCTCCACCTCTAAAAGTTTTTACGACTCTAACAATTTCTCCACGTCGTTCTAAACCAGCATTTCGTAAAGCCTGACTAACTATGTCGGATAATAAAGGTGTAGATGCAATAAATATATGTCCCCCGGGAACGAGAATTTTCAAGGCAAGTTGCCCCCATGTGAAAAAGAAATTATATACATTTTCCCTTTCTAATGGACTATCATTAATGACAGAAAACCTTGGCAGTGGATTCCTTTTTCGGCCATCAAAGGCTGGCGGAATTCGCCATATACCTCCAGATGCATTCCTCTTTTTTTCCAATTCTTCTTTCGTATACTCTTTCACCCCATATGGTGGATCTGTAACTATTGCAGTAATCGAATTCTCTTCTCGATTGTTCATCCAAGAGAAACAATTATCATTGATTAATTTATAAGTCATTTGTACCATCCTGTTCCATAAGTTTTATTTTTTCATATATGGCCGTATTTATAAAATGATTTAAGCTAGATTTATTAGCTAGCCTTTTTATTTTTTCTTTTGTTCCTTTCGGCAGTATTATAGATACCCTGTCATATTTCTTCTTATTATGCGCTAATAGATAATTTTTTCTTTTTTGAGTATTTTTGTATCGATTATATGGCATAATGTTATCCCCTCCTTCTTTTACGGGGTGAATTATCAAGGTAAGTGCAACACCTTTGAGACATAGACCTCATATGGTGTTTTGTAGCAAAGGCACTTCCTAGGGCTTAGGTTCAGCTTATGGTACTTCCGTTAGATGTGGTCCCTCGGCGTGTCCGTGACATCCTTGCCTTTGGGGAAGAACTCCTATAGAGGCTTATTGGTGTTTTCATTGGTTCTGCGCTTCCATTGATTGAGGACGTGGGGCAATAAAGTAGAACGTCACAAATTTTAGGTTCTTTCTGAGCTGAGCATGTTTCGAGAATTTCTTTCTTTTTGCGATGCCGCTTTCCGTGATGATGCAGTTTCCAGAACATGAATTTCGCTGAAAGTCCGTATGGATTCAGCAGGCCTGCGTAGATAGAGCAGTGGATGGTTGGGACACTGACAGGACGGTAGCCATGTTCTAGTTGGATACCTTCAACAATTTCCTCAAGTAACCAGTGGTACTCCAGAATGAGCATAAGCCCAAGAATGCAGTGCCGCATTTTCAGGTACTTATGTGGGTGATAGACCGTTCTATGCTACTCGTAGAGAGCTTGTGTATTTGCATGGGCAGTATGGCATGGACTGGTCAGTGGATACCGCATTGAGACAAAGTTTCCGCGAGACAGTATCCTTGCTCAGCTTCAACAGATGGGCAGTTTTCGTAATAGATTTACCGCCTGCAAGAACAAAGAGTACCTTTCCGTACTCAATTGGCATCAGATGTGTGTAGTGACACATAGGTTCTTCTTTGCTATAGGGTAGTTTTTTCAAACACCGTGCTAACAAAGAAGTCTATGTGTCATTTTTATTTTGTTGTCTAGGATCTATTGCACTTAAATTATAAAAACCAGTGTAGTATGTTTATTATAGTCATCATATGACTATAAAGTCAAGATTGAACAGGACAAAGAAAAATATTTCATTTTGAAATAACTAAGATTTCTATTAAATTTTACATCGAAGTACTTAACGATAGCTGTTCTGTCCTGTTACTCCTGAAGGCCAAATTTTCAGGAGGTGTCCATCATGACGGACGAACAGAAACAACAGATCATTGCCTTGCGCCGGGATGGGGCAGGGTATGGCAGGATAGCGGCGCAGCTCCAAATTTCCATCAACACGGTGAAGTCGTTCTGCCGGCGGCACAGTCTGGCAGCCAGAACAGACAGGGCAGTATGCGAGCAGTGCGGAAAGCCCATTGCCCAGAATCCAGGGCGGAAGCGGAAACGCTTCTGCTGCGATGCCTGCCGAAACAAGTGGTGGAACGCACATCTGGAGCTGGTGAAGCGGAAGGCAGTCTACACCTTCATCTGCCCGGCCTGCGGGAAGGAATTCACCGGTCTACGGCAACAGCCATCGGAAGTTCTGCTCCCATGCCTGCTATATTGAATACCGTTTCGGTGGTGGTCGCCATGGATAAGAAAACCTTTCAAAATGAAGCGCTGTTCCTGATCACATTGCATCTGATACAGTCGATGCGTGACGAAAAACTTATCACGGAGAGCGAATATCACATGGCAGAGCACCAGATGCTCGAAAAATATCATCCTTTTTCCGGCTCTTTATACACTTGATAATTGTATCAAACAGAGTGATATATAGTGTTGGAAAGGAGTGAATTCTATGCGAAAAACAATCCTCAAAGTCGAGCATCAGACATCGCCGTTCAAAAAGCGGAAAGAAAGTAGCAGCCTTATGCCCGTGTTTCCGTAGAGTCGGAACGGATGCAGCATTCACTTTCGGCACAGGTCAGTTATTACAGCGGACTTATCCAAAAAAATCCTGAATGGGAATATGCCTGGTGTCTATGCAGACTATGGCATTTCTGGTACAGGAATGGCGAAGCGGGATGCATTCAACAAAATGATTGCTGTTGCAGAAGCAGGAAAAATCGATATCATCCTTACAAAAGCCATTCAGCGGTTTGCTAGAAATACGGTTGACCTTTTGAACACGGTACGCCATTTAAAGGATATTGGCGTTGAAGTATGGTTTGAAAAGGAAAACATTCATACACTGAGCGGCGAAGGCGAGTTGATGCTGACTATTCTTGCATCATTTGCCCAGGAAGAAAGCCGATCCATCAGCGAGAATATCAAATGGCGTGTGCAGAAACGGTTCCAACAGGGCATGCCGCCTGCGAAGTTCTTCATCTATGGGTATCGATGGGAAGGGGATAAGCTTGTAATCGTTCCGGAGGAAGCAGCTGTTGTACGGCGAATATACCAAAATTTCCTTGACGGGAAATCACGGGTTGAGACAAGACGGGAGCTTGCGGCGAAGGGCATTAAAACCATGTATGGCAATAATTGGGGCGATCCCAGCATTAAGCAGGTCCTTACCAATATTACCTATACCGGCAATCTTCTGCTCCAGAAAACATATATAGAAGATCCTATTACCAAAAAAGAACGGAAAAACCGTGGCGAGAGGACAAAGTATTTTGCCGAAAACACTCATGAAGCTATTATTGATAAGGAAACATTCGATTATGTGCAGAAGGAAATGGCGCGCCGGTGCAAATTAGGACCATTTGCCAACAAGTCATTGCATACGACGTGCTTTACAGGAAAAATCAAATGCGGCATCTGTGGAAAAAGTTACGTCAGTAGCAAACGGAAGTATAAAGGGCGTCATATAGGGTATTGGGGATGTACATCCCATAAATATAAAGGAAAAAACTGTGGCGCAAAAGGAACTATTCCGCAAATCGTGCTGGAACGGGAATGCGCAGCTGTCCTTGATCTGCAGAATTTTGATGAGAACATATTTCTTGAAAAAGTTGATACTATTACTGTGCCGGAATATCATGTCATGATATTTAACATGAAAGATGGACGGAAAATTGTCCGGCACTGGGCATCAACTGCAAGCAGGGAATGTTGGACGAAAGAACTCAAGGACAGACAGCAGGTATGGACGAAGAAGTACCGGATGAGTGGGAAATCGGAGCGGTATTCTGTCTTTACAGATCGGATTCTATGCGTTCAATGCCATATCTGCTTCAAACGCTGTCTGGATAAGCGGAAAAACGGGAAAGTTGCTTATTGGCGATGCAAGCTTTCGGAGAAATTCTGCACGATTCCGGGTATACGGGAAGAACCATTGAGGCAGATCGCAGCAAATGTACTTGATTTGCCAGTATTTGATGATGCTGTGTTTCGGAAGCAGATAGACCATATTGAGATTGGAAAAGCTGATGAGCTGACATTTTGTTTTGCTGATGGCAGGAGAACAAGCTGCAGTTGGCCACCGGTTAAAACGGGAAACTGCTGAATACATGAAGAGAGATGGGAAATATAGTGGAAGCGCGAAGAGTACATACCATTCCGGCAGTTATTAGTCGCTATACGGCAGAACCTATCAATAGCCATAGGAAACGGAGAGTGGCAGGCTATGCCCGTGTATCGACAGACCATGAGGATCAGGTAACAAGCTACGAAGCACAGGTTGATTATTACACCTCGTATATCAAGGGCAGAAATGACTGGGAGTTTGTTGGCATATACACGGATGAAGGAATCTCGGCAACCAATACCCGGCACCGTGACGGGTTCAATACAATGGTAAGGGATGCGCTGGATAATAAGATTGATCTTATTATCACGAAGTCTGTTAGTCGGTTTGCCAGAAATACCGTGGATAGCCTGACAACGGTGCGAAAGCTTAAGGATAAGGGGATTGAGGTTTATTTCGAGAAGGAAAATATATGGACGCTTGATGCCAAGGGCGAACTTCTCATCACCATCATGTCCTCGCTTGCCCAGGAAGAAAGCCGGAGCATTTCCGAGAACACGACATGGGGACAGCGGAAGCGTTTTGCCGACGGTAAGGTCAGCGTACCGTTCAAGCAGTTCCTTGGGTATGACAAGGGGCCGGATGGCAATCTGGTCGTGAACAGGGAACAGGCAAAGATCGTGAAGCTGATTTACAGGCGGTATCTTAGCGGATATACATTTCATTCCATTGCCTGTAATTTGACGGAACAGGGTATTAAAACTCCGGCAGGGTGCGATGTATGGAGCCCAAGCACTGTCAGGAGTATTCTTACGAATGAGAAGTATAAAGGCGATGCACTTCTCCAAAAACGCTATACGGTGGATTTCCTGACCAAGAAAACAAAAGCAAATCATGGCGAGGTTCCACAGTACTATGTGGAAAATGATCATGAAGCCATCATCAGTCCACAGATATTTGACTTGGTGCAGGAAGAGATACAAAAACGTGGGCGTGGCGGCAAGCGGTACAGCGGCGTCAATATCTTTTCATCGAAGATAAAATGTGGTGACTGCGGCGGTTGGTACGGAGCTAAAGTTTGGCATTCCAACGATAAATACCGCAGGACTATCTACCGCTGCAATGATAAATTCAAGCATCATTGTAAGACTCCGCACCTTACCGAAGCAGATATCAAAGCTGTTTTTGTAAAAGCCGTAAATAAGCTGGTTGGGGATAAGGACGAAATTATTTCTAATATACAACTGATACGGGAACAACTGTGTGATACGGCAAATATTGAAAGCGAACAGGAACGGCTGAATCAGGCTCTAGTTACCCTTACCGGTATGACGGAAAATTGTATTGCTGAAAATGCACGGGTTTCCCAAGACCAGACGGAATACCAGGAACGCTATAACAACCTTGTTAGTCGATATGACCGGACAAAAGAACAATACGAAACGGTTACTGCAAAAATAAAAGATAGTCGGTCGCGAAATGAGCAATTGGGAAATTTCATCGATAATCTTAATGGTCAGAACCTGATAGGAGAATTTGATGAACATCTGTGGTGCAGTATGGTTGATTATATTACGGTTTATGGCAGAGACGATGTTCGGGTGACATTTAAGGATGGGACGGAAATACGTGTGTGAAAAATATTGGAATTAGCATATAAATCTTTTTTTGCATAACTTTATCATGTTAAATGTTAGTGTGTTGCAAATCGTAAATTATTTAATGAAGTCCGTGAAGGGCGGCAGGAAAAAGCACAGATTACACATGGGAAAATTCAGTAATTTATCAATGTTTTGGATGATCAGCATTACACGGCAAAGATCAAAAATGTAATGATGGTGATTTTGCAGGGATAACAATATACATTTGTGTTTGTACAAAAATCACAAATTGCATATTGACAAAATAACCGCATTGCGTTATAATAAAATTACGTAATGACGATATTACGAATAAAGATTGTTCTGTTAGCAATATGGGGCTAAGTAGAAAGGAGATCATTATGATTACAAAAACATTTAAAGTAAAGGCAAGTACATTCAGAAAGCTTGATGATCCATTCGAGAATGGAAAGTCCAAAAAGTACGTGTTCTATGTGAAAGTAGACGATGTTCCGGATGGCATCCCGATGGCAACAAATCCAAGAGAACAAAAACTTACTTCAGCGGTTGCAAGGGCTATCGAGGACTCTTTGTGTAGTAACGATGGTTACTTCCACTTAAAGAACAGAGGAATCGTTGTTTCTGCTTCTCGGGTTACTTTCAGTAATCAGAAGGAAGAAGTCACAATAGAATTCGATGATAATGCACTTCATGGTAATATTGATGGTGGTCATACATATAAGATTGTGTGTGAACATAAAGATGAGAAGCTTGATCAATATGTACAGTTTGAGGTAATGACTGGTGTAGAAGAAATAATAGAAGATTTAGCTCGTGCAAGAAACACATCAGTTCAAGTTGATGATAAGTCTATGGCGGAGCTAGCAAATAAGTTCGATCCAATTAAAGAAGGACTTGAAGGAATGCCATTCTTTAGTAGGATTGCGTTTAAGCAGAATCAGATTGAAACAGATAATGAAACTGGGAAAAATATGAAGATGATTGATGCAAGAGAGATTGTTGCAATTATTAACATGTTTGACATTGACAATTTTAATGAAAAATCTCAGCCAACACAAGCATATTCTTCTAAAGCAAAGATGTTGTCCATGTATCTTGAGGATCCAGAACATTATCGTAAGTTCGTGAATATTGCTCCTGATATTTTTGATTTATATGATGCTGTTGAAACAGAATTTGCAGAAACATATAATGTCACTGGTGGTAGATATGGCAGAAAAAAATATTCTGGTTATAAGGATGGTGCAGTTGTTGGAAAAAGCAAGTTTGGGCAGAACGATCTTACCTATAAAATTCCTGATGGACTTCTATATCCAGTTGTAGCTGCATTCAGAACTTTGGTAGTAAATGCAACTACAGGAAAATATGAATGGTATAATGATGAAGAACCTATCGCTGTATGGGAGCGGTGCAAGAATGACATCACAAGTAAAGTTATGAATTTTGCTGCTTCTATTGGAGACAACCCGAATGCAGTGGGAAAGGATTCTAATATTTGGGACTTAGCTTATATGACAGTGATGCTTCAGAAATGATGGTGATATTATGAGATATTCAATAAGAATTAGATTAAAAGAACTTTTAGAAGAAAATAAAATTAAACAGAAACAATTAGCAGAAATGACCGGTATTCGTGAGTCAACGATTAGTGATATCTGTCGAGGTTCTAGAACCGTTATGAACTTTGAGCATATAGCCAAAATTGCTGAAGTATTAAAGATTAAAGATATTCGTGATTTGATTGAACTTACCTGTGGGTAAGTCTGGTGGATTTTATTACGGTACATGGGAAATACGATATTCATGTAATGTTTAAGGATGGGACGGAAATAAAAGCATAGTCGATAGAAAAAAAGTACGGCAGAAAAATTGCGAGTATTGTATCATTTTTTTTGCCGTGCTTATTGTGTGTTCAAGTATTTGAATTGGTCGAATTGACGTGCGTAAATCATACTTTTACCAATGATGGGCGAAGACTAATTCATTTAGCTTCGTGATCATTTTTGAAAGACATGGGCAATTAAAATATCAATACGGGAACAGAAAATTTTGGTGTAAAGGATACTACGTTGATACAGTAGGAAGAAATCAGAAGGTAATGGCACAATATATCCAAAAACAGTTACAGGAAGATATGGTGTGTGACCAAATGACACGGAAAGAACTTGTAGATCCATTCACGGGGAAACCCCTATAAATAAGAAATGCCCCTCGGAGAGGGGCAGCAGGTAAGTGTAGTGCGGTTGGTGGATTTTCCATAGGCCCTTGTGGCCTAGGCAGGTAATAAGACTTCTAGCCGCAGAGCAAACTACCTGTTATACAGGTAGTTTTGATTTTAATTTAAGTGAGATTTACGTTAATGATTGAGAAAAGTTAATTCAGCAATATTTTAGCTTACAGGAGTCTATTAATCAATTAGTAATGCGGAATGAAAAAAATATACGCATGTAACAAAGTATATCAAATGGCTATTGAATTTTAATTGTATATTGAAAATGCGCAAGCAAAATTCGGCAAATAATTTTGAGAATTTAATAAGAACAAATCAAGCATCAGCAAAAAAAATTATTTTGCTGATGCTTGATTTGTTTGAAAGTTGAAGAAATGATTAAGCACTAAAATGAAGATGCACACGGGGGTGTGCAA